TTAACAAATAAGTTAATAACCTTTTTCTTTTCTGCCTCTGGCAGTGGCTTTCGCCCTCGTGTTGATTTTTTCATTTTTAATTATTTTTGACAAAAATAAAAAAATAATTTTGTTTTATTAAATTTATTTTTATATTTGCATAACAATTAAACTTTAAGCTTATGTATCAAATCAACAACAAACAACTAACCTTCCTCGATTCGAGGTTCTACAAAACAGATGACGGCGGCTTTGTTCCCTCCGTAACAACTATCTTAGAATGCTATCCTAAAGGCGCGGCATATTACAACTGGTTAAAAGAAGCAGGCAAAGATGCGGATGAGATCAGAGACGAAGCAGGCCGCAGGGGATCGGTAGTTCATAAACTTACAGAAGATTACGACACCGGGGAAGAGGTGAAACTTGTAAACACGAACGGATCTATTGATTACAAGCTAAATGAGTGGGCTATGTTTGAACGTTACGTTGAATTTCGCAAACGGTTTCAATTTGTAACTGATTGCATTGAATTAAATATTATCAGCAAAGACTTAGGATATGCCGGCACGATTGACCGCGTTATTAATATGAACGGAGAACGGATACTCTTAGACATCAAAACATCAAACGCTATATATCCTTCGTATTGGTTGCAGCTTGCCGCATACCGCGCTTTGTTATATATTGCAGGTATTGAGGTTGACAAAGTAGCTATTTTATGGCTCAATGCTAAAACGCGCACAGAAGGTAAGAAAGGTGACATTCAGGGCATCGGCTGGCAGATGATCACAAAAGAAGATACGAAGGATGATATTGCGCTTTTTTATGCAACACATCAACTATGGATTGCAGAAAACCAAACTAGTAAACCAAAACAATTAACCTACCAAATCAGCCATAAGTTATGAGAATGACTATAAAACAGGAAGTACAAGTAATTACCTATTCTATATGGGTGAACATCCGCGCCAACTGCTACATGCTAGGCGATTCAGTAGAAGTAGAAGATATTGAATGGGATGATTTCCTTTACACACATTTAGAAAATGAAGCAATACAAGAAATAGCTGAATCTGTACACATGGTTCACAGATTCGAAATTGAATACAAAGAACTAAACTCTTAACCGCACCGGGGAACGGTTACCCGGCAATTATGGGCTTAAGCAATAACACAGGTAGCATTACCTACCTAAATTTGAAAGAGGGCAAATTTGCCCGAAAGAATGCGAATGGTGATATCGAGCTTTTCGATGCTGTCGATGGTCTGATCACATCAGTTGAATTTCACGATGACGAGTATCAAGGGACAAAGTTCCGCAAACTCAAGTTAGTACTTGAGGACGAAGGGCAAAAGTACTTAGTGCAGGTTCGTACTGATTCCGGGTATTACAGAGGGCTAACCAACAGCATTGCGAATGCTGATGTAAGTCAGCCTGTAAAACTTATTTCATCAAGCAAAACAGGTGAGAACGGCAAACCTCAAACTACGATCTTTGTCAATCAGAATGGCAAAGCGCTCAAGTGGAAATGGTCTAAGGACAACCACGGCGACCTTCCTGAACTTGAGAAAGTAAAAGTAAAAGGGCAATTTGTTTACGACAATTCAAAGCAGCTCGAATACTTTGAGAAGTTCTGGAAAACATTATTCACATCCAAACCAACGGAAGAAGATTCCCCGTTCTAAAAATATTCACCCCCTGCTATTAACAATTATTTGGAAGATAGTTTAAAAATGAGTGGGGGGTGATTTTTTTCTAAGCTTATTAAAAATTAAAATATGACATATCAAGACTTTTTAGAATCTAAACAAAAGCATCATATAACGTCTGGATTCGATGCAAAAGAGTTAAATAAATATCTTTTTCCATTTCAAGAGTTTATTGTCAAAAGAGCATTAAAAGCAGGAAAATATGCAATTTTTGCAGATTGCGGATTAGGTAAAACATTAATGCAGTTGGTATGGGCGGAGCAAGTTGCAGACCATACAAATATGCCTGTTCTAATTTTAGCACCTTTGGCAGTAAAAGGACAAACAATTAAAGAAGCTGAGAAGTTTGGTATTAATATATCAATGATTGACATTTGGAATTATGAGCAATTAGACAATTTAGATTGCTCAAAATATTCTGGAGTTGTGTTAGACGAAAGCTCAATATTGAAAAACTTTGAAGGCCAAATTAAAAAATTAATCATTGATAACTTTAAAAATACTCCATACAAATTAGCTTGTACGGCTACCCCATCCCCAAACGATCCAATGGAGTTAGGTAATCATTCTGAGTTTTTAGATGTCATGAGCCGTAATGAGATGCTTGCAATGTATTTTGTGCATGATGGCGGAGAGACTGCTAAATGGAGAATAAAGGGTCATGCAACTAAGTTATTTTATCAATTTGTAGGGTCATGGGCAATAATGCTTAATAAGCCACATGATATAGGATTCGATATGCAAGGGTATCATTTACCATCATTGAATTTAATAGAGCGTGAGATTAAAACGAATAAAAGAAATAACGGTCAATTATTCAATGATGCCATTATATCTGCTACTAATTTCAATTCTGAATTAAGATTAACCAAAATAGAAAGGTTATCAGAGGCTGCAGAAATAGTAAATAATTCAGATGAAAACTTTATTATTTGGGTAAAACAAAATGAAGAGGGTGCTGAATTAAAAAAGTTAATACCAGATGCTATTGAAGTTAAAGGTTCTGATACTCCTGAATATAAAGAGAAGATGTTATTAGGCTTTGCAAATAATGAATTTAGGGTTTTAATTACAAAAACTAAAATAGCACAATTTGGACTTAATTATCAGAATTGCCGAAATCAAATATTTGCAAGTTTAGATTTTAGCTTTGAAGGTTTATATCAAGCTATTCGCAGATCATACAGATTTGGCCAAAAGAATGAAGTAAATATTTATTTAATAACAACTGATACAATGGCAAACGTAAAGCAAGCTATTGATACCAAACAAAAACAATTTGAAATTATGCAAAATGAAATGAGCGAAGCAATAAACGCTAATTTAAGCGGTCATTTAATGACATCCAATAGTTATGATATTGAAGCTGAATCGAATGAATGGTATAATATAAAGCGTGGGGATTCAGTTCAATTAATAAAAGATCTGCCAGATGAAAGCATTGCGTTAAGTGTATTTAGTCCTCCATTCGCTGAACTTTATACATATTCTAGTCATGTTGAAGATATGGGAAATTCGAAAGATTACAGCGAATTTTTAACTCAGTTTGGATTCCTTATTAAGGAATTGTATAGGGTGTTAATGCAAGGGCGCAATGTTGCTGTTCATTGCATGGATTTGCCAATACAAAAAGGCAAAGAAGGGTTTATTGGATTAAGAGACTTCTCAGGAATGATTTTAAAAGCATTTGAAGATGCTGGGTTTATTTATGCATCAAGAGTTACTATTTGGAAGGATCCTGTTGTAGAAATGCAAAGAACAAAGGCACTAGGTTTATTACATAAGCAAGTTAAAAAAGATAGTACTATGAGCAGGGTAGGTATTCCTGATTATGTAATGATATTTAGAAAAGATGGAGAAAGAACTAGTCCAGTTACAAATACTGATCTTAGTGTAGATTTATGGCAAAAATACGCTTCCCCTGTATGGATGGATATTAATTACGGAAATACATTGCAAGGTTATAGAAACGGAAGAGATGAAAATGATGAAAAACATATATGCCCTTTGCAATTAGATACTATTGAAAGATTGATTCATTTATATTCAAATAAAGGCGATACTATTTTTACTCCTTTTATGGGTATTGGATCTGAGGTTTTTCAGGCTGTAAAAATGGAAAGGAAAGGAATAGGATTTGAATTAAAAGAGAGCTATTATAATTTAGCTAAAAAGAATCTTGCAACTTGTATAGAATCTAAAAAACAACTATCATTACTTTAATGCAACCCCGCCCCTATCAAATATCAATAAGCAACCGCGCCGCCGACATCATCCGAAAACATGGCTTAGTGTACTTGGCGATGCAAGTAAGAACAGGCAAAACCGCCACAGCCTTGCTAACAGCTGAGAATCTGTCGCAAAAATTGGTTCTATTTGTGACAAAGAAAAAAGTAATTGACGGCATCATTGCAGATCACAAAGCATTGGGATTGAACTTCGCTTTGACGGTTACCAACTACGAACAGTTACATAATGTAACCGTTTCACCTGATTTGATTATTTTGGACGAAGCGCATTGTTTGGGGCAATACCCGAAGCCTGCCAACAAAGTGAAGATTCTGAAAAAACTTTGCGCCGGTAAACCTATTATCTATTTAAGCGGCACACCCACCCCGGAAAGCTACAGCCAGCTCTTTCATCAGTTGCATGTTAGCAGTTTTTCACCGTTCAAAGATTACATTAACTTTTACAAATGGGCCGCGGAATATGTGGATATTCGGCTCAAGTATTTCAAAGGATTAAAAGTAAACGACTACTCAAACGCAAACCAAACTAAAATTAAACAAATGACAGATCATTTAATCATTCCTTTCACCCAGGAGCAGGCAGGATTTAAACAGGATGTTATCGAGGAAATAGTAAAAATTAAGATGCAGCCGTCCACTTATTACCTTGCTGACAAACTTAAAAAAGACAGGATCTTTAACGGTAACAACGGCAACGTAGTTTTGGCGGACACCGGGGCGGCCCTTATGTCTAAGCTTCATCAGGTGTATTCCGGTACGGTTATCGACAAAAAGGAACAAACCCTAGTGTTTGACCGCACAAAAGCATATTGGATAAAGGAGAACTACAAAGGCAAAAAGATCGCTATTTTCTACAAATACAGAGCTGAAGAGCATATGTTGTATCTAACATTCGGGGCGGACCGCTTTACCTCAGATCCTTTGGAGTTCGCCAAAAGCGATTCTAAGATGTTTCTTTCACAGATCAGCAGCGGACGTGAAGGTATTAACCTTTCAACCGCCGAGGCTCTGATAATGCTTAATATTGACTTTAGCGCGGTTTCATATTGGCAGGCACGCGCCAGGATGCAAAGCAAAGACCGGGAGGAGCCTTGTAAAGTGATTTGGCTATTCTCAGAAGGCGGCATTGAGGAGAGAGTTTATAAGATGGTGAAGCAGAAGAAAGATTATACTTTGAGTTATTTTAAACAGGACTTTGAGATAGGGTGACTTCAAAATGTAGCCGACTGAAAAAATATTTTAAAAAAATATTAAAAAAAGTTTTGCACTTTGTTGAAAAGTATTATCTTTGTGTAACAAAACAAAAAAGCCATGACAACAACAAACAAAATTTACAACCTTTTTACAGACAGATTTAATAATGAGTATAAGTTTAATACTTATATGGATTTCGCTTGCTTTTGGTTCAATATTAGCAGAAAAGCAGCTTTAGACTTATTTCCTCATAATTTTAAAAATCTTCAAAAAGCAGCTGCAAACAGCAAAGAAGCAAGAACAAAAGTTTATTAATTAACCCCCGGGGGCTTTGCCCCCTTTTAAAAACCTAAACCATGCACAAATCATCATTTGACTTAACCAACAGACAGGCGGCCTACCTTCTCGCTGCTATTATCATCATCGGACTTTTTGCAGATAGTTTTTAATATGAGACATGGATCATTATTCTCAGGAATAGGAGGCTTTGATCTCGCTGCCGAATGGATGGGATGGGAAAACGTATTTCATTGCGAATGGAATCCTTTTGGACAAAAAGTATTAAAACATTATTGGCCTAATTCAATTAGTTACAATGACATCACAAAAACAGACTTCTCTATTCACAGAGGAGCAGTTGAGATACTCACAGGTGGTTTCCCCTGTCAGCCGTACTCCCTTGCAGGAAAACGAAAAGGCAAAGATGATTCCCGCCATTTATGGCCCGAAATGTGCCGAGCAATTAGGGAAATACAGCCACGTTGGGTTGTGGGCGAAAATGTTTACGGACTTGTTAATTGGAATGACGGACTGGTATTCAACGAGGTGTGTGCTGACTTGGAAAATGAAGGTTATGAAGTCCAAGCGTATATTATTCCAGCTTGTAGTCAAAACGCACCTCACAAAAGAGATAGAATCTTCATTATTGCCCACGCCAAAGTGCCTAATGCCTTTGGAAGCCAAAGAAACGAAAATAGTAAACCACAGAATAGTGAGGAAAACAGGGCAGGACTACTCAATGAATTTAGCGGTTATGTGCCAAATGGGCCTGCTACCAACACCGAGGGTATCGGGACAGGAAGGTTACGAAACGAGGGCAAAACGAAAGGGCCATACAATGGCGATGAGCTATCTGGAATCAAACATACAATACCTAACTGGGACAAATTCCCAACTCAGTCCCCGGTTTGTGGGGGAAATGATGGGCTTCCCACCGAATTGGACGGAATTACCTTTTCAAAATGGAGAAACGAAAGTATCAAGGGTTATGGAAACGCAATAGTTCCTCAGGTAGTTTTTCAGATATTTAAAGCAATAGAATTATATGGAATCCAAAATACAAGCAAAGATCAAAGCACGCTTTGAGCAAGCAGGCTGGATCGTTGTAAAGCTTATTCAAACCAACTGCAATGGCATCCCTGACCTCATGTGTTTAAAAGGAGGCAAAACGGTGTTCGTTGAAGTTAAGCAGCCAGGCAAAAAACCGACTAAACTGCAACAATTTAGACATGATCAATTAACACAAAACGGCTTTCAAGTATTCATTTTATCATCAGAAAAAGAAATAATTATATGAAAGAATTATCTATTATCATCACAAAAGACAAACTGCAATACATTCAGCAAGCTTGCAGATGTAACTTAATGAAAATCACAAACGTAAAGCAAAAAGAAGAAGAGAGCTTTTGCGAAATATTTATCGAATACGATCCTGCTATGTTGGAGCTTATTTTCACAGAACTTTTTTACGCTGGCATTTTTTACGGATTAGATAAAAAATAATATGAAATTAGAAACATCAATGCAATTAATTGAACAGGAGCTTCAGCCATTCTTTAAGAAAGTGCCAAAGCCTTTACTCAATAGGATTGAGCGTATTGTAAACGAAACACGCACTGTTGTAAGACGGGAGATAGGGTTGCCTGATCGTTTGCCCACGTCTCCCGATATGGAAAGTGAATGGCTTAAAATATGCGAGCTGCATAACCTAGATCCAGTTACCGCAAAGACTAAAAGAGAGGAGCCGCTTGTAGCTGCGAGGACACATTTTGTCCGCTATTTATTCCTGAAATATGACCGCGTGACGTTAAAAAGTATCGGGAAATTTTTGGGCCGCGATCATTCAACCGTTATTCACATGCGCGACAGATCAAAGGTAAACTGCCCAATCCCACCGTTTTATCAGAAACGATATATAGTAACCAATTAAAAAATATAAAATGAGAAAAAAACCATTAACCGCGGAAGAAAAAGAAGTGATTGTAAATTATTTAAAGCAGGGCAGGAAACCGAAAGACATCGCTGATGAACTAGGTATAAAGCGCCAGGCAATGGGTTCATATTGCCGAGACTTTAAACATCTTTATTATCCTAAATGCAATAGTACTTATTTCAATGTTGACCTTTATATAAAAACCGTTGCAACGTTATGACAACCACAGTAATATTAATACCGATTATATCCTTTTTGCTTACAGGCTTTGCAGTTTATCGGGAGTTTAAAAAAGATTATACAGGCAAAAAGTAAAGGGCAGCCTCAGCTTCTCTTCTTCTTACAAGTCCGTTTAATACTTTGCCGCCGGCTCTAGTCCAGCGCATAAACTCAGTCCTGATTGTTGGATCGTTTGGATTTGCGTTTACTTTTCTAAGTAATGTGCTTTTTTGTAGCGCACCTATGCCAACATTAAAAGCAAAAGATGTAAGCGCCCCTAATTGATTTATATTAAGATTGCTTTTTACAACTCCTTTTACACCTGTCTCAAAACGATTAACCATATCAAAAAGCAAGCGATCTGCACGCTCTAAGGTAATTTTATCACCTTGTTGCACCTTGCTGCCATTCTCGTAAAATGTCGATCCGTAACCTATAGTCCAAACATTGGCAGGACATAAATAGGCTTGTAATTTCAAGCCTTCAAATTTCCTTATTATCGTTGTTCCTTTGCTCATATTCTTTAACGTGTTTAAGTAGTTTCCTTTGTGCTGCAAATATTATCCTGAAGGTATTTCTTTTTACTGTGTTAACGTCATCTAATTCATCTTCATAAGTTCTGTATTCGGCATCTGACAAATCAGCAAGGGTAGCAATAACCTCAAGTTGATTGCTGATAATATCTAGCAGTTCAAAGCCGGTATATTCTGGAAATTCAGGTAATTGTGTTTCTTCACTCATAAGATTTTGCCTTTATAAATTCGGTAGTTCCTAACCTCAAAATCTTTTCCGTTTGCATCTAAGTCAACCATTGCCATACCATGCCCCCAGCGATTCAGAGGCATATAAGCCGGATTTAATTCGCAAAGGCAACCTAAGCTCCACGTTGTAACTATTTCACCATTCATATCCGTTTCAGTGTGTTCACTAGTTTGGTGATTATGCCCCTGCATTGCTGAAACCTTACCCTTCATATAAAGACCGCGTGCAATGTTTACCGGACTGAAAACGGAAGGGTATTCGTGGCCGTGAATGATGTTCAGCTTGTTCGCTTTTATTATCCGCTTTTCGCCAACTACATCCATTTTCCGTTCGCCTGCTTTCAATAGATTCTCAAATTTAAACTCAGGTATTCCCAAAAGTTCAGGGGCTTTGTGCATAAGGTAGTGTTCATATCGTTCATCATGATTCCCTAGCTTATAAATAATCTTTGCTTCGAATTGCTTTAATACGTCTAGAAATTCATTTAAAGCCTGTAGTTCATGTGCGACTGATCTTTTGCGTGGATCTTTTTGGAAACGTGAAAGGCCGTAAAAATCCACCGTGTCTCCATTGAGAAGTATACAATCTGGCTTCTCTTCATATATTTTGTCGAGCGCGCACTCCAAAGCAGAAATAGAATGATAAGGAACATGAATATCTGATAAAACAGCAAGCTTTTTTGCTTTTAAAATATATGGTTCATATTTTGATTCATCAGATTCGGGCAGTTTCCAGGGGTTTTTTGGACGTTCTTCATTCATCATAAAGTCTTTATTTGATAGGTATTTTTTTTGTGCGTTGCCAACTTTGCCTTCGATATATCTAAGTGCAGACCTTGCTGAATCAACCGATTTGAACAACTCAATATTCTCATTATACATGATTCGCGCTAGTGTTAAAGTAGGCATTTTCATGCCATACTTTTCCCTGTATTCTATTGCGACATCTATTTTTCTCATTCAGCAAAAAATGTGAATGTATTACTTTACTTTTTTCGTAATTAGTAAAGCTATAGGTTTTCTAAATAAAGCAAGTAAAAGGAATAAGATCCACCAATATAATCCGTTTCGTTGCGTTCTATATTTATCTGCTTTGTCTTTTGCCTCCGCATACTTTTTGCCATAATGCTCTTTTTCAGCCGTTAATCCTTCAATATAACCGTCCAAATCTGTTTGTATGTTTTGCATACTGTCAAGTAATACTTGACACTTGGCGCTGCTTTCCTGAACCTTTGTAATGTATTTGTACTTGATAACAGGTACTTTCTTTTCCTGAAAAATAGTTACAATCTCTTTCTTGATGCTATCGTTAACCTGCTCACCCAAAAGAGAATCAAGCATCTGATAAAGGTAAACAAACTCCATCTCATAAGCCTGTAACATTGCTGAATCAATAATAGTAACCGTATCAATAGTTTCTCTAATAGGAAAGTATTGCACACATTTTTGAGCTGCTAAAGTTGGTTTCTTATTAAAGAACTTGTCAAGTTTTTGAGGTAATAAGCATGACTGAAAAATGATGCATATTATCCACAAAATGACGTATTTTGTTGATTTGTCATTCATTATCATTCTTTTTTGATGCATCCGTTTTCGTTGCTCCGAAATAATATCCAACCACCCCGGCCAATGCACCACCAAAGATAAACCCGGCGACTATGTTTACAATATCGTGATTCTCTTCAGGGATTGCTTTCACCTGTAATAAATACATCAAACCAAAACAACCCAAAACAATAATGATTGCAAGGCTGTTTCTTATATCAGTCTTTGTAAGTCTTTTTAACCATTCTGGCATATTACTTCTTTTTAAACATTTTAACAATATGAGGGACGTTTCTTACAATTACGGTACTCGATGCAAAAACCGAGAATATAAACATGACATCGCTTTGTGTTACAAATGTCAACAAACTAAGTAGCCACACTATTCCGAGTTCAATCTTCGCCATATTCTATTGCTTTTTCTACGTGATCTTTGTCAATTGCATTTAGCAGCCAAGATAATGCTTTACCTGTAAATGTCAAAGTATTAAATTTTTTATTCATCCCTAAAACGTGAGAAATTGTCACGTCTTCATTACCGAATTTATAACCGTTCTTTTTTATCATTGTGTAATTAAACAGATCCGCACAAACTACATTGCCAAGCTGATCTATTGACTTAGCGATTGTGAAAAGGTATCTGTTAATGTGGCGGAAAAAGGTAATTACTACCTGAAACGCAAAGCCTAGCGGAAGCAAAACCACAGATAGAAGCAAAGCGATTATAAGTAGAATAAAGCCTCTCATATATTTATAGCTCCTGCATGAATAAAAATGTCATCCACCTGTGCATCTGTAAGATTCAAAACCCCTTTGATAAAATCAACCGTAGGGCTTGACCTTTCGGTTTTGCTGCCAAAGTCCCAAGCCTTTTTCGCTATTGTCTTTTGCGGATCGCTTAACTGATCGAGCGCGTCCGTTACAGATTGCTCTAAATTGCTTATTGCAAGGATAGCACGAAGCCGCCACGTAGGCACTTCAAAAGGAACTATTGCAGCTTCAGGTATTATTTCTTCTTCGTATTCAACAGGCTGAATATTTGCCCATTCAGGATTAGATTGTTTAAATAATGATACATCGTTTAAACTACTAAAATCTATTGACTTATTTTCTTTTGTTAATTTATACTTTATCATCTATCTGACTGATTTAACTGATTAAAAGTAGCGTAATCCACATCTAAAAATCTAGCTGTAGTTCCGTTTGTTTTGAATATTTGCATGTGCATACGTCCTGTAGCCGGTATTCTTGTCGTGTGTGTAGAAACTAAAGTGCCGTCTATATAAAACTGAATAGCTGTAGTTGTTGCTCTTATAGAAAGCGTTTGCCATGTGTTAGCAGGTACGGCTGATGATGTAGTTGTCCATTCTCTATTACCACCTAATGCCGATACAGTTTGCCAGTTTACTGATGCTGAGCTTCCTGTTTGTGTACCGTCTAGATCGTAAGTAAAATATGCTGTTTGATTATCATTAGCGGAAGCGCTTGCTTTCCATCCTATTACAGTATAAAACCTTTGAGTTCCGTCATTTAATGTAGGTATGCGCACTCTAAAATGCGCCCATGTAGATCTGATATTGCTTCCAGTTATGTCATAAGTTACATTCGTACTATTCGCATAACCATTTGCTAAATATGGATTACTTGTTGCAGATCCTCCTGTTGAAATAGATATTCCGTTTATATTATTGTCTCTTATGTTTAAAAAAGTTCCTGAAGCTGTTATAGCTGCCATATATATCGCGTCACCGCTACCTTGAGGAATGCCGGACACCCCACTTGTTCCGTCAAAATCATAAGTTCTAAAAGTTCCTTTTTTTAATTGCGCTGATGAATATAAACTGTCAGCACCGTCCCAAGCAATAGCGCCAGATGATGCCGCTGTTATTCTATTACTCAAACTTAAAGTATCAACTTTCCTCAAATAAGGCAAAAGCATTGCCGTTGTATCGGTAACATTTAATGGAGTGTAACCCAGCGTAGTTGTTATGCTTTTATTCTCCCAATACCCCAGCGAAGAATTGTATCTTATTATTTCATTATTCGCAATGCTTGTAATCCTAACATCGTGCAGCTCCGATAATGGTACACCGTTTTGTGGCTTAACATATATCAAACCATTGCCAGCGTTTGCCCTTTCCACAACGCCAACAAAAACACTATGTTTCGGGGCTTGGGGCTTATTCTTTGTAAACCCACCTGCCACGCTATCGAGCCATAAAACATCCCCCGGACTATATGCGCCTAAATTGATACCGCTGACCTGACCTTGTGTAGTAATCCATCCCGCCTGCCCCGCTGCAATATCCGCCCTTACTATACCCAAAGTTTTTGAGCTGAATGTGTCGCTTGTATTTTTTGCAAGTTTTACGCTTGCTCTGTCACCACTTGCGCCAAAGATATAAACCACCTGACCTTTTGTAATTGTAACCGCTTCGGCATTTGTAACGTAGGCTTTTACAACGGTGGCGGTGTCGTAATTGCCAATAGGTTGATAGGTAGCAGCCGCTACATTTGAGCGAAGGTAAGGGCTTAGCATTGCGGCTGTATCGGTATATTTTACCCTTAAATCAATTCTATTGCTTAATGATGTTGTATCCGTACCTTGCCCAACTCTACGCCATTGGCTACCAGTCCACGAATACAAAGAAGAGTCCGAAGATTTATAATAAATTGCACCTGGCCTGCGACCAATCGAAGCAGCAATAGTAGGAATGAGTAAAGTAGAATCAAAAGCACCGCCGCGCCATTTGTAATAATTATTAAAGTTAGTGTATAAAACACCGTCCACCGTTTGCCCTTTTGAGCTTGCCGCCAAAAGAATCAAACTACATAAGAATCCTAATATTTTCGCCTTCATTTACACCTCCGTTTATTGTTATTGTTTGTGTTGTTGCATTGTGTGAAATATACCTTCGATCAGACCGCACTACATAAGTCTGCAAAATACCATCGATAAAAACGAAAGGTGCAGTTGTCATCTGATTATTCTGATATTGAGTACTGCCCTGCACCATCGGCTGACCGCTACCTACTATGAAATCTGCAACTGTCATAAATCTATTTGTATTTATATATACGAAATTTCCGTTTGGTAGCTCGTAATCTGTAGGAACCTGGCAGTTGTTGTA